TGTTTTGCTTTTTGTTTCTGATCCTTCAATATCACGTTTCTTCAAGTTTTCTATTTGCTTGCAATCTAATACTTTTTTTTTATTCAATAAGTCTCTAAGCCTTATACCATTATTTTCAAGTTCTTTCTTGGAAACAACTCTATCTTTCTTTGGTTTAGGCATTCTCTGCATACCCTCACCAGTCTCAACCTTAGTGGAGAGATCAGACATTCTGCCCTCATCTTCTCCTACCAAATCACCTTCAGCGTAGCGTTTTGATTTCATGATTGCTCCTTAAATGGTTCTACCCTTCATCTTAGGCATCATTGCTTTTGTATGCCCAGACTTCTGTACTGTATGTTCGCCGTGAGGCTTCTTACCACCAGCAACGACTTTACCCATAGGAGAAGCTTTAACACCTCCACCTACGGCATAAGCTTTGCCACCCTTTTTCATCATCTGCTTTTTGTCCATAGCCATGTCAGCTTTGGAACCTTCTTTCATGCCCTTTTTTTCCACATCTTTGCCAGATTTTTCAAACTTTGCAAATGGATTCATTTTACTAGCCATAGTATTACCACCTTGTTTAAACGTTTTGCCTTTATCGGCTTTACTAAAGTCTTGCCCCACGTTTTGCGAGACTCCTGCCTTCTTGGCAAACGCTGGATTATGAGCCACCGCCTCCATGAATCTATGCTGTTTGGCGCTTGTGCTGGGCATTATTTTCTCCAGCCTTTAACTGTATCGGTTTCCCATATACGTAAGCCCAGCCACACGATGGTCAATACACCACCAACAAGCCCCACAACAGGTGGGAACCACTGCATAAAACCGCCTAGTCCTACGACTACTGCGGCTCCATCAGCCATTATTTTTACGTCATGTGTTTCCATTTAACAGTTCCATGCTCTCAAAGATTTGTTAATCCTACTGTCTGGATCGTTGGCTGTCTTTGCTGAAGTTAGTTTTGCTTTCATCCCTGACATTCTTGCGCAGAAAGATTTCTTCCTTGATCCGCCCTCGGGTTGGGGAGGCTTTAAATTCATCCCCTCCTTCTTTGCGGATGCCCGGCCCTTGGCGTTTAAACCTCCGTTCGGATTCTTTCCTTCTTTGCGTTGCCATGCTGGACTAGCCATAGAACACTTCAATACCTGTAACAGTACCCGTGCTAGTTGTTAGATGCAACCCTGTAGTTGCTACAATGCCTTCTCCGGGTATTGTGATATTAAAGTTTACAGGTGTAGTTACACTGGCAATATCCATTGTAAATAACACCGTAGCCGTAGCACTGCCATCACGAATTTCAAATGTTGCTGCTGTGCTTGCTTTAGGACTTACAACAATACCTCTGAGGCGAGTACGTCCTAGCATAAAAGAACCAGCAGCAGATAAATGCTTGCTACTTACGTCTGTTTGCATCATGATTAATCTCCTTTAGAAATAGGGGCCGAAGCCCCTAATGATTAATCGAAGTTACCGTATGGGTAGGCAGTAGTAGAGCCTATGCTACCGTCAACTTGTGTGTATTGAACGGAAAATATGTATTGACCCGCTGTGATTGCAGTAACTGATGTTCCTACAATCGCAATGGTGAATACAACTTGAGAGATATTTGGCAAGCCATTGGCTTGGATAACATCTGTAGAAGTTGATTGTTGGTTAGCCAATTGCGTAGCAGTGAAAGCTGACAATGCTTGACGACCAACTGCGGTGATTGCCGCTGTGCCTGCATAGGTAGGTGTACCTGCTGCGGCTGTGTAGTTATTAGAGACATAGACTGTTTGTGAAGTCAATGTGCCTGTAATAGTTACCAAAGCTTGTACATCAACCAACATGTTGACAATTCTTGACCCGGCGGGCAAGTAAGCTACAAATCCACGATACCAATTGGTTGCGGTATCTGCGGGGATTGTTTGTGCAGCAGATGGATAAACCGTAGAAGAAGGCGTGTAAACAACACCGCTTCCATTTGGAATGGCATTTGAATCAACAAATGAGCCAGAACCGCCGCCATAATTGGCTGTGTTTGTTGTGACGTTTGTCAATAACAAATTAGCTGATTGGTTTAAACCCATGTAACCAATGTTACGTAATTCACCAAATCTCTGATCACCAGCTATTACTGGGCCTTCAAACGTTGCACGTGCCATGATAATTCCTTTGCAATAAGTAGCGTACCAATTGATTGCACATGACCTCTAGGCAGGCTGGCGGTACGCATAAAAATCCTAGATGTCTGTTTATACCATTATGTTTAAACATCGTCAATAAAAAAGGGGGTTTTTAGCCCCCTTTTTATCAGAATGAACCTGAAGAACCAAAGATTCCCAATGGGTCAGACCATCCAAAAGAATAACGCTCTCTAGCTTTGTAGCGAACATTACCTGTATCGAAGTCACCATCCATGCTGTTTTGCAGGGGTGTACGCTCGAAATGCTTCATACCGTTAGGTACGTCAGTAGTCAAGAACCATGCATTTACGTCTGTCAAGAAGTGGTTTTGTGTATATCCGTCAGGGATAGAACCATTGTTCTCTAAGGCGTTAATGTCATTGTTGTTTGTACCAACACGCAGTTTTGTTTCGAGCAAACGAGTTGCAACGAACTGGAGCGAAGGAGGAACAATCAACTTACATGGCTTGGCTGCGATCAAAAGACCACGCTCATCCGTCCAAGCGGCGATCTGAATGACTGCGCTCTCGAGAGAGGTTTCATTCAAGTCAGCTTGAGTTGTAGGAGTGTTGGAGTTTGTACCGCCACCTACCAATGGGTGAGCTGTGCTGAATAAAGATACACCGTCACCACCTAAGTAAGCAGATGAGAAACCGTTGTTCAATACAGAAGCAGCTTTAACTTGCTTGGTATATGCCATAGCACGGGCCAAACCTTTGGTGTAACGAGCAGACAAGCTGTCGTACAAGTTATCTTCAATCGCTTCTTCAGTGATTGAGAAACCCAAAGCAATGGTTTCGTGGTTGTAACGAGTTGTCCATGCTTCCTGAGCATTGTCATAAGCGATGGCTGAACCCTCGCCTTTAACAGGTGCTGCTGAGAAACCAGACAGTTTTGTTTCCTCTTCAAAGGAACGCTCGGAGGTTTCAGTCTCATAAATTTCTTTATGTTCTTCACCATAACGGGCGTACTCCAAGCCAAACAATGCGTTTAAACCGGGAAGTAACTCTTTAAGTAGTTGCGCTCTTGAAATTGCCATTTTAGATTACTCCTTATTAAACGCCAGAAGCGATAGTCATGCCTTGATAGCCTTGGTTCCAAACCACTAAGACTTCAGGGAATCCGACAAATGTCAATGCTGAACCAGACGCAAGGGTAACTGCGCTAGACAAAGTAACAGTTGTTGAGCTGATGTTGGTAACTGTGATGTAGTTACCTTGAGCTGAACCTGTACCGCTAGGTGCAATCAATTGCATTCCGGGGCTAATTGCTGTGTTTGCAGCAGTGAGAGTCAAAGTTGAAGAAGAACCAGATGTAGATCCAGTTGCAGCTACAGTGACTGCTGAGTCAGGAACGATACCAACTACACGGAAAGGCAATGCTGTGGTAGCACGGACGTTTCCAGAAGTACCGGAGCTGATTACACCGCCAGACAATGCCAATGCTGAGTTACCTGTAGTGGTAGAGCCTGTGTTGCCTGTTACAGCATACAAGTTTGTACCAATAAAGTAGGGGTTAGCATAACCAATGGTGGTTCCAGTGTTTGCCAAGGATGAACCTTGAACTGTCAACGCAGCTTTAAAAACTGTTCTTGGATCATCCACTACATATGCTACTGCATAGTTAGAAGATGTACTGGCGGGCCAGTATTGTCCACGAACTGTTTGGCTAGAAGAGTTAACATACTCGGAACCCATAAATACACCCAATGTACCTGCCGTAGCTGTACCGGGTGAAGATGCAGCAGACATTGCTGTTGCAATAACAGTACCGCCAGACAACTGAACTATGTCACCATAGAACAAATTGCTGGAATAGCCAGTCGCAATGGGATACATGCGAGTTGACCCAGCATAGGGTAAACCGCCGAACTCATTGACTGGCTTTAGCCCGTATGGGGCATTGATAATTGGATAAGCCATCTAATACTCCTATAAAAAATTAAGAACCAGAACCGAATGTGACTTTGCTTGTTCTCTCTTTGAAGAGAGGCATACGAGGATCA